ACAATATCGCCAACATAGCAAGAAAGAGTTAATTCGTCCTCGCTTAGTTCAATTTTATCGAAATATGGTTCGCCGTTTTCCAAAAACCACTCGTAAAGAGGTTTTAGATCAGTTGTATTGAAATTGGTCGTATTAAGAGCCATTCTTATACCTCCTTTACATATTTAAAGAATTTGGCTGTTCCTAGATCTGACGGAGATACGGATGCTGAACTACTGGTTTGACTTATAACCATACGTATATATACGGTGTCGCTATGAATTGCAAACGAGCCGTTATTACTCGTAACCCAACCAGAGCTGCTTAAGAAGTTCTTATTGCTATCATAGCAGAATAAATATCCTTGTAATGCAGTCCCAGACGTCGTTGTCGATATAAAGTTAACCGCCGCCCCTTGCCAATTCGAAGAAATTTCCAGGTAATCAACTAACCGTATCTTACTTGAGCTTGACGCTTCAGTTCCGTCGTTAATGTATATTGAACCCTGTTCCCACTCAAGATCCGTGAGATCTATCTCATCAACAAGCGCTTCTGCGCCCATAATACCAACCGGGGAACTATCCAAATACACCGCTGTTTCTGTTGGTGTTCCGCCTGATCCGCTCGAAAGCTTAACCGCCCCAAGATACTGCGTAACCTTTCCGTTCTCGTCGACAACATAGTAAACTGTCTTACTATCAGGGGCTTCAAGATTGTCGTAGTCGGACTGGGAAATAAGGACAAGCTTCATGCCTCCCATGTTCACTGCAAGGGTGTCAAGATCTTTTCGGTAAATCGCAAAATCTGAACTGCTAGAGATTTGCCGATTGCTCACTGCCGAAGGTAGAATAGTCAATACGAATCGTGTTGCTGATAAGACTTCTCCATTTGAGCCAAGAAGTCGAACATCTCCGTAGCCTCTTCCTGACACAGCTAATGCATTCTCAGGAAGGGTGAAAAGTACTTTGTTTGCATTTATATAAGCGTTATCAAGCACAACCATGCAATTATCTGGGCGAAGAATTCGAACTTCAACAGAAGCAATGCCTAATGAGATGCTAATAGCCGTTCCATCGCTTTTTATAAACGTTCCCTCTACTTCACGAGTTGCATTATCATCCTGTTTAGCTACGACTTCTGCTTGTGAAGTACCGCTAATATCAAGACGTATGCTTGTTTTATAACTGATCATTGCGTCACCATCTTTCATTTTGAATTTGCGACCATATCAGTTAATTTTATGGTCTTTGAACCGAACGTTAAAGTCGGAGCATAAGGAGTTGATAGATTAATCTCGAGCTTAATAAGACGAACATCAGTTTCAATTGACAGAAATGGATTAACCACCGTGTAAGTATTACAAACCTCATATCGGTCAAACGTATCGTTAATAAACGATAGATCCAATGCTGATATCTCGAAAGACTCAGTCTCATATTCATAGTCTTCGAACCATTCTTTTGCAGTAGTATACAGTGTTGCAGCTGCTCCTACATGATTTTCATCAGGATCATTCTCGTCAACTTCTACGTCAAATGTTTCGACTTTGTAAATTCGTCCGTATTTAGCAACCAAAGTCTCACTTTCAAAGTAATCTTTACCGGATTCTGGATAGGTATCTGACGGTAAAGTGTTAGTATATGGAAGCATTGTCAATCTACTGTTTGATGACGGTAAAGCTCCGCCTAATGGTATAAGACATGTGAACAATTCATTAATTTCTTCTTTTTTAGACATACTCTTGATGTTCACTCGTGTTTGTAAACCGGCATTAACTTTTTCTCCGTATTCTCCAGTGGTATAATCTATGTATCGAGTACCATTATCATATCGTATACGAATTTCTCCACCATATGTGTCTTCGAAAATAGTTTTTATTGCATCATATGTTGTAGCGCCGTCAAAAATATCAACGGTTTCTGGACATCCAGCCATTTCACATGTACCGACTTCAAATTTACGATCATCGTCGACGTATTTGTTATGATTGGTAATTAATTGATCCAAAACATAGTCACTTCTACTACCCTGAACAACGCGATAATTGTAAATGGATGTATCACACAGAATAGCGATATCCCCCTCACAAGTTACTGTTTTTTCAGTAGTGCCATCATCGTTCATGACTTCATCAACAGATGCAGTACGACCTTTAAATATCATTCTGCCGTCAAGAAGATCATATACAATAATGTAGGTGGTCACCGCCGTTAGCGTAGAATATCCAGGGTTTATAGGGTAAATGCTGAATTCAAATGTTGGAATTTCGCAGCTTACCCCTATTGCGACTTTCGGGTCTATTAAGAACTTTTCTTTTGGATCGAGGCTATCTAGAATTACTTCTTCTCCAGATGTATTGTTTATTACAACTTTATACAAATATCACAGCCTCCTCTTAACGCTATCATAGATAAATGTTAGTTCTTTGCCTTTTGCATTATCAACCACTATTCTATAGATTCCGTCTGAAATATCAAAATATTCTGTACCTGGCGTATAAGTTGTCACAGCTGATGATAACGTTGGATCTGTTCCTTGATAGATTGTTATAGTTGGTAAGGCTGAACTTTTTATAGTTAGAGGAACATCCTCGAAGCCAATAGTAGAACCTTTTGTAGTACGACTTGCCTTGTACCATAGTTTTGATACGTCGTCAGCCGAGATTTCTTCTCGAAGCTGAAATATCACACGAGTAGTTCCACTGTACGGCGATATGAAGAATGAAAATTCTTGACTATCATATAGCTCAGCTGCATAAATATCTCCATCGAACTGAAAATACACATTCTGTACAACTCGAGTCTTAGCAGAATCATTACTGAAATAATCGCTAATTCGAACGAGCGTTTTTTGTGTAAATAATCCGCTCTTTAACTGAATCATTACAGTCTTTGCGGTAATGCTTATCTGAGTTACGATAGAATCGGTGAAATTCTGGCTCTCATAACCACTAGCAACATATAAGCCGGGAACAGAGTTGCTTGGTTTATAGATCAAATGATAACTTGCTGAATTGTTAGGCGGTTTGATAGTTAGAGCTTCAACTGTAATTCCTGAGTTGCTTACCTTATAAGGATAAGCAGAAAACGTAGCACTTACTTGAATAGCTGTTTTGTCACTTAAATAGTAGGCTGTTTCAATGCTTGTGCAAGAAACTTCTTTGTAGTGCCAGAAGCTATCTCGTTCGTCATATAATAACCCATCTCCGTCGGAATTTAACCATTCGAGAGTTTTCGAGAGCTTATCGTTTGCTTCGTCCATATCAGACGCCACGATGTTGAAATAGCAATTGATTGTTCGATCATCATAGTGTAACGAGCCGTCGAATCTCGAAAAATCATAGACCCCGTCCCGATAAGGAACGGAGTCAGTAATTTTTCTAGGAGCAGGAACGCTTGATTTAATCTCAGATAATACTGCCCCGAATTCTTCAGGATGATGACCATTAAAAGTCATTGATTTTGTTTGATAGATCATGTAACGTATCCCCTCCTCGTCTTAGTTGCAACGGAGCCGTTAATAGAATCCACAACAGGTGCTACTGCTGTTCCTACTACTTTTCCGTCGAGTATAGAATTTACAACAATTCGTGCATCTTCCGATATACCAAAATTTCCATTTTGAATTAGATCGGTTAACGTCTTAATGTTGGAATTCAGTTTGTTTATGTCACTGTTTTTCGTTGAGTTTCTGCTTTCTCTGATTGACGAAAGCTGACTGTTGGTTGTAGCTAAGTCCATTGTCTGCTGACTAAACAGACTGTTTATCTGCTGAGCGCCAGCCTGTACTGACGATAGATCAAGAACTGGTCGAATCGTGGGATCAACCTCGAAATCAGAACCTAATAGATCAGCCACCGTAGACATTGGCTTCTCAAGTGCAGATAGAGTTTCCTCGCCGAGCTTTCCAGATGATTTGATGACGTCTGATGAAGCAGCCTTTAATCCTACAGTAAGACCCTGACAAAGATATTCGCCAATTTTCTTGGTTTCTTTTGAAGGTGACGCGATGCCGAGAACATCCTTAAGAACGTCAATAATCTTTCCACCAAGATCGCCAAGAACACTAATAGGATCATCAAACAATGCCTCGATTCCTTCTACGATACCGCTGATAATGTTTTTACCAATAGTTTTGAGGTCATCCCAGATTTCTTTCATCTTGTCAACAGCATCGGTTATGTAGCCTTTAAGTTTTTCCCAAATCTTTTTACCATTTGTCGTTATGCCGTTTATAATCTTGTTTACAATTTTCTTACCCTGAGCAGGAAGTAAATCGTAGATCGTCTGGAAAGCCTTCTTTGCCATATTCCAGAGAGCAGTAGCAAGATTTATGAGAGACTCAATAAGTTCTGCACCATTATTATCTATAGCCGCTGTCCAACCATCAATCGTTGCGATCATTAATTTCCATAACGAATCAATCAAATCGCCAACTCGGTCCGCAACTCCATCAATAGCACCGATTAAAATATCCATAAGGATCTGAGTGATTACTTCAACAATCTCTTGCATTCGTTCCTCAATAGCTCCTAGAACAATAATAGCCATATCAATGAGTATAGAGGCGATCTCATACATATGATCTCGTAAAATATCAAGGATTTCAACTACTAGGTCTAGGAAATAATCTGCTATCTCAGCCAGATTACCGAATAACACATCTAGAGTCGCTTCGAGCAACGCCCAAACAGCGTTCGCTACAAGAGGCGCAGTCTTAATGATTTACTTAAGAAGTACCTTAATGCCGGCTACGACACCTGCAATTAATACGGGTATAGACTCGCCAAGAGCTTTTACCATGCTTTCAAATACCGGCTCAATTAGATCCCAAGCAGCGGCTAGGGCAATTATTGTCGTCACGAATACGGCAAAGCCTTCCGCAACCATTAAAACTCCGGCTCCGAGTAGCGCTATTCCTCCGCCGATAGCTAATAACGATAATGCAAAGTTCATCATTCCTTCTGAAAACTTTGCCGCGACAACAAAAGTAGCAATCAACGTTGCTATAGCTACACAAATTGCTGCTAATTTAGACGTCTTAATAGCGGCCATTGTCACGAGAACTGGAATCAATAAATCAAGCGCGACACATATTATCATGATAGATGCCGCAGCTGCTAATGCACTCTTACCAGCAAAATTAGCCAATAGCGATAAAGCCCCAACTACTTCTAATAGGATAAGAGCTAGTGCGCCAAGAGCGGAATCTACTTTGTCACCGTCCATATAACCAAGAGCAGCTATAGCCGGTATTAGCGTATCTATGGCCATGGCAATTAATATCATTGCGGCACCTGCGGCAACTATAGTTTTAGCACTTGAATCTTTAAGTATTATACCAAGGCCCATAACAGCTACGGTTAACGATAAAAGAATCTTTTCCATTGCATCTAAGCCCTGACCAAGGGCATCTGCATCTAACGAACCGAGGAGCTTGATCGCTTTTCCCATCGATTTTATTGCTGTTGCCATAGAAACAAGCGCTACGGCTATTCCCTTCAACATTGCTGGATCTGGTTTGATATATGCTATTGCAAAAGTAAATGCGCCCATTGCTCCGAGTATTTCTTCTACGGTATTTAATCCTTGACTTAAAGCTGTAGGATCCATTTCTCCAAGTTTCTTTATTGGCTTAACCATAAGTAATAAAGATGCGGCCATAACAAGCATTGCTTTAGCTGCTGAAGACAAAACTGCGGCATCGGTGACGTTTTTGGTGAATTGAACCATTCCAACCATTAATCCGACTACTTCACCCATAAGTTCAGCAATACTTTTTGTTGCCGTTTTTAAAGATTTCGGATTAATTTCGCCAACCTTAGCTAAAGCTATGGCTATTAAAAGAACCGAAACCGATATTTTCATTAGAGATGAGACTAGTAGACTTAGATCTATATCCTGTTCTAAACTATCTTGCCATGTTTGTAAAGTTATAAGTACTCCAACAACCTCTGCAAACAATGCCGTTATTGCAACAACGGATGCTTCAAGACTAACCTCATCTATTGTAGAAAGCACTTTAAGAGATACTGCGAGAATCAAAAATGATGCCGCTACTTTTTCCAAAATATCAGCAAGACTATCTTGACCCCAAGATTTTATAGCCGTTGCGAATGTATTTAGATTTTTTGTTACGCCTGTTACACTTTTAGAAATATCCCCAAAACCAGAAATTATTTCCTTTACGAGCGCAAGTATTGTTGTTAAAAAACCTTCACCAATGGTCAATGCCGGATGAGAAGCCATTTCTTGAAATATAGACGAAAGCAAATCGCCTAAATCATTGCCAATAGTTTCAAGATTGTTTCCAAAACCCGAAAAGAATGAAGTAAAGTTGTCGAATATTGTTTTTATCATTTCGAAAAATGACGAAGCAGCATTTAAAATATTGACTAGGAGCTTTCCTAAACTAGTAAATATCTTTTTTATTAACTTATAGGCAGGAATTAAGGCTTCTCCAAAAGAACCAAAAGCCGCTGCTATTTTAGAGAATACCGTTTTTATTGCATCCCCGATTTTAGTCAATGGATTGAAACTGATTTCTATGTTTTTAACCATTTTATCTGCGCCATCGATTTTATTAGTTCCAAGTGAAGCTAAAGAATCAAATACAGACGATACAAAATCTCCTACTATTCGTATTACTGCACTAAAACCACTTTTTAGATTAACGAAACCAGTTTTAATTGCCTCTGCTATAGCAGACATGAAATTGGAGATTGACGAGGCTGCCGTGCCGAAAGCTCCGGTGAAGTCAAGATTACCGAGGTGACTTCCAATGGTTTTGAAGAATGATCCAATTCCAGAAAACATTCCACTAAAATCGATTCCGGTTACGCCTGTGGCTAAAGACGCAATTTTTGAAATTATAACGGAGATACTTTTTGGAATAGCACTCAAGACTTTGAGTAAACCGCTAAATACTCCTTTAAGTACTCCTGTGACGTCCGAAACTTTCGATTCGCCAGTTATAAGTCTACCGATAGCACCAGTAACACTCAAAACTGCGCTCGTTAGTCCGCTTACGCCGTCGCTAAATGGCCATATTACACTAACAGCCGTCTTAAATACGTTCCATACGGCCTTAACGATTGTGAACAAACCCTTCAACGTATCCTTAAGATTCTGGCTATCTTCGTCAGAAAGAGTGAGAGACTTAGCAAAATTTCTTACCATTCGCGCAGCATATCTGATTGTCTCGGCATCTTTTATGTCAAATACTTCTGAAAATGCTTCAGCTACAATTTTAGCCACGTCGACAATATTCAGGAATGTAATTTTTAAAGTTTCAACGGCTCGACAAAGAGCAATAAAAATATCAGTGGCGATTTTATATGCTTTACTCTCCTGATCGATCTTTGTGTTATTAATCGCATTTGCCAAGTCAAGCAGTTTCTCAGAAATTTCAAGAATGACTTCACCAAAAGAATTTCCGACAGCATTTATGCTCTGAAGTTTTCTTGTCGCATGACCAAAACCCTGTAAAACAAAGTTTAATCTGTCGCCCAGAGCACCAAGAACAATAGAAAGAGCTTCCGCCACATTCTTTATAGCTGTAAATATCTTTTCGGTCTCTCCAATATAGCTTGACTTACTCTCTTTTGAGAAAGTATTGAATGATTTACTTAATTCAAGAATCGTAGCAGTTAATCCAGAAGCCTCGGCTTTTGCATTTTTGAATGGCTCAAAGACCGAATAGAACGCTACTCTTATGAATCTTAATCTACGATCAAGACCCTGAACAACATTTGTTAATATTTCAATGCTTGCTGAGAAATTTACAACGTCTACATAATGCTTAACAAGTTTTGCAATTGTGTTAACGGTTGTCGTAAAAGCATTTGCAATCGGATCCATAGATGCATTTACTTCGTTGATACGAAGTCTAAGAGAATTAAACATCTCTACCGCTGCTCCACCTTTTTCGATTAAAGGAGATACAAATTTAGCACCTATTCTTGCTAAGGCTGCTCCAATATTTGAAATCGCACCTGTAAAGGTCGTATTTGCTTCTTTTGCATGCTCTCCAAAAGCGTCGTCCATAGCAGAGGCAAACGTTTCAAACGATACTTTACCTTCCGAAACCATTGTTCTGACTTCGCTCTCAGTAACGCCAAGGTAATTAGCTAATGTGGCGGCAGCGTTCATACCTCTCGACGCAAGCTGATTCAACTGATCAGCCATTACTTTTCCCTGACCGGCAACAGTTGTGAATACTCTACCAATATCGTCATAAGAACTATTTGTCATGGCTGCTACGCCAGCAACGGCTCTCAATGACGTAAACATCTGATCACCAGCTTCCAATCCAGACGCGGCTAACTGTGAAGCAACTTTGGCGGCAGAGTCAAGGCTATATGCGGTTCCATCAACAGCATCATTTACATTCTGCATTACCGCTTCAACTTTTGATTCATCGTTAAGCAAACCCTGAAGCTGGAATTGAGCATTTTCGAGATTCATTGCTCTAGTTATACCACCACTAACAATTTTACTGGTTAAGAAACTGGTAACTTTAGTTGCCAAACCAGTTATAGCATTAGTGATGTTCTGAATAACCTGCATCCCAACGATTCCCATCGTCGAAAATCTATTCTCTATCGCTTCCAGACTCGAAGCCATTTCAGAAAATGTTACTCTGCTAGCAGCAGAATTAATAGCTGTAAACGTGGATGCTATACCGGATAATCCAGTACTAAGTGTATTGAAATTTAAGCTGGTTTTTAGTTTATCAAGCGTATTTATGGTCGTAGCTACGCCTTTTTCGAATTGTGCATTGTCAAATCGCATCACAACAACACGATTGTCTACCGTATTACTCAAGAATTAGTCACCTCCGACCATGCCGATTTTGCTATTCTGTCAAATATCGGTCTCAACGCTGGGTTAATGTAGTCACGCCCAACGACATATCCGCCGTTTCCAGTGCCGTGACCGTACTGCAGGAGTATGGCGATGCAGTTACCGTCTACAACATTGGAATTTATCCATGTTATAGTTACACGATCATCTCTTTTTTCGATTCGATAATCCCAAGAGGCTGCCGTTTTTCCAGTATCAACAGGAGTTGCGGTGGCAAGGGCAGCGACACCTTCACGACCATACTTATCAAGCTGTCTCAAAGTGAAATTTTTACTTCGATTTAAAAAAGTTTCTGTGTTTTTAAAACTGCCACTTGCCTTTACTGAAATCATGTGCAACTCTCCATCTAATTTATCCTTTTGTGTTATGTGCTTTTCTACGAGCAGCATTAAGAGACTTGTTTCGAGCCATAAGATCTCGTTTACCCATCTTCTTAGGTGGTGCATTCTTAATGTTGCAAACCTCGATCAAAGTTAGTAATCTGTTGATATGCCATTTTTGACACTCAAATGGTATTTGTAAAGCTACCATCCAATAATAAATTAACTCGGATGTTATCTTTTCTCTACTAGGACCCTTCTTTTGACGAGTTATTGTTGTCGCGGTCATTGGAGCAGCTATATAATCGTTAATCGCTTTTAGATTTTCATTTGTTAAGCAATTGTAGATTAATGGATCAACGTTTTGTGTCAACGTCATACATCTTATATAGTCAGTGAGCTGTTCATTTGTCAATTTTTGCGAAGAACTCAAAAAAGAGACATTCCATTTTGATTCCCACTTGGAAATTGACAATAGCGAATGCTCGAGCGTTATCGTCTGCTCTTTTGTGTAGAGAAACTCCTCGTTTGCAGGATCCCATAAGCTTTGCTCTGGGATAGTAATTCGTAACATTACTTCTTAGTTGAGACGAATGCAGTAGTTTTAGCCTGTTCGATAGCCTTTTCATCAGGCTGCATATCCTTAGGAACAATACCAGTTACGAAGGCGATGGCTTCTTCAGCATTAGTAGCGAGTGTCATAAAGAGATCACTATATGCTTCTGTCTGAACAAAATTATCGACCAATTCCTGATTTTTAATAAATCGTCTACCGTCAGCCGACTTTTCACCGTACGATTTTATGATGAGTTCCTTAAAGCTCGAAACCAGTTTGCTCTGGTCTTTTGTCTCGATGATCTTCTGAAGCATGTTTTTGAGTCCGCCATTAATAGACAGCTCCATCTCGGTGAGTTCAGCCTTGCTGAGATTGAAGTAGAACGTCTCAGTTCGTTCGTTGCCGTCATAATCGGTAAAGGTAATAGTCTTAGTATACATAATAAATTTACTCCTTTCAATTAAAAACAAAAAAAAATAAAAACACGTTGGCAAGTTGACGACCTATAAAGATAGACATCGTCAACAAGCTACGTGCTTAATAAGTAATAATTAACGACTTAGAATTCCATTTTGAATTTAGCCAGCGGACTGAGTCTCAACCTTTTCATCTGAGAACATCGCGATAACTTCATCAGGAAGCGGAAGCTTTGAAGCCGCGTCTTCGCTACCATAGAGAATTTTCTCGAATGCGGCAAGCTTAGTCTTATCGACCTTCGTGGAGTCAATAGTAAGGCAAGCAGTCGGCTTGAAGCCAGGAACGCTAACCGGTACAGTTGATACTTCCCACGAGAATGTGATTGCTTCCGGAGAATCATTGATCGTCTGGTATGCTTTCTCAGATACGGAAGCGGTTGCACCATAGATCAGATGAATCTTATAACCATAGTCGTTACCAGCAGTATCGTTACCAAGAGTCGTCTGATAAGAGAAACCAAACGAACTTCTCTTCTGCTGACCAGCCATTACGCCGGGAGCAATTTCTGCCGTACCGTCACATACAGCCCATTCATCAGGGTATGTATAAGCTTCGATCGTTGCGCCAAATTCCTCGGTGGAACGAAGCGAGAGATACTTAATGTCATCAGCATAAAGCGCAGTTTCTTCAGCACCAGAGGGGCTCTCTGTAACTGCTGTAAGGCCGCTCCATGCTACACCCTCGCTGTATTCGCCGGTAGTCTTCTGTACGAATAGAACACCTTTCTTGACACCGGTTTCATATTCACGGGTGCCAACCTCATCCCATTCAAGAGCTTTTGATTCAGGCATTATTTATTCCTCCTTTAATAGTATAAACTAAATACGTCGTGATATAGATTATTCGAGATAAAACGCCTATCATGCACACACATACTAAATGAAGTAAACATCTTATCGATCATATCGTGATCAGGATTTGAGTCGATGTATGTTATAGTGTATTGATGCGTATACGAATAAACTCTATTGTCTGCAAAACGAGCATCACCTTTATCCAAAGTGTAGATAATACACGGGAATTTCAACTTAATAGATTCTGGAGGTTGAAAATATACATTGTTTGATCCTAACAACATACAAAGTTCTTTATGTAGGGTTAATCTACTAGCCATTGTACACACCACCTGTCGTTAGTATTAAACGTGGATACTGCACCTCAATGTTAGTTATCTTCCATTTTGAATTTGATAAGATGATGTATCGCATTAGATGAAAGTTTTGATAGGCAAAGGAATCGGCTAGCAGGCTTATAGTCTGACTGAGAACTAAATCATCGTTAAGATGCTCCGAAGCTGCCCATTTTTTGTAAACTCGCGATAACTCGCAGAAGTGGGTTCGTTCGATGATATGCTCTACGTAGACTCCGGGAGCGTCTTCCCTAGTTTCTGCGTAGCCGATAGTAGTTTTAATCTTTGCCATTTATTCACGACTTTCAATTAGGCTTCTGCTTCGTCGATTTCGAGAACAAGAGCCGAGTAAGGCTTGATAAGTGCACCGCTGCATCTGGTTTCAATTAGATACTTCTGAGCATTGTAGTCGATGTCGAAGTCATCGAACATGTTTACAGCGCCTCCCTTATCAGCGCCAACATTATAGTCCTTAAGATTCACAATAATGCCAGCAAGAGGACGTGTCTTAGAATCCTCGCTATCAGTTCTCTTAAGACCTTCCATAACAGGAACGGTAACGATGTTGGTTACACGAAGAGCTGTAGCAAGATCCGTTGTACTGTTATACAGTCTTCTGCCCATAGCATCTTCAAGAAGGAGCATATCTGTGAGCACATCTTCCGTTGTGTAAAGCGTAGGATTACCAGAACCCTTGTAGTTCTTACGCGACTTGATTGCGGCAGTAATGAAAGACTTAGCCTTATCAGCGTCAGTCGCGCCAGCAGCAACGGATACAGGAACCTTTACGGAATACAGACTATCATCAGTGTAAACAGGTCGGATGTTTGTCTCACTGATCTTGTCATCACTGGATGCGTTTCTGCCATCACCAACAAGGATAGCTCTTGCGATTTCCTCGTCAAGCATCATACGCATCTCGGTTTTAAGCCAAGCAACAACATCAAAGTCAGTAATATCAATTACATCATCTCTGTCGAGCTTCTGCTTCTTGTAGATTGTAGTCGGAGAAGTAGTTCTCTTAAGGAGAGCGAATACCTCATCTTTCTTTTTCTTACCTTTAAGATAACCCTTTGCACGAGCCTCATCTTCAGTAATATCAGCAAAGATAGACTTTACTCTTGAGAACGGAGTATTGC